CGTCGTCCTCTACGACCTCCCTGAGGCGGTCCGTGACGCCGCCGCCCACACCGGAGTCATCAATGCGGACCCGGCAGCGGCCAGTGACAGGTGACCCGTATTCGTCGTACATATCCGGATGCCGTCCATTCCAATCCGCGATCCACTCCTTGCATACCCTCAGGACATGTCCGGCCGTCTCCATGGTGGACTGCTTCGAGTACTTGAGCTGTGGCTCCACCCGCATGCCGCGGCGAAGTGTGATGACCGTTTTGTCATCGCCGAAGCGGGCCACGTCAACGCCGACATGGAGTGTGTTGCTGTCCGGGACTGTCACAGGATCACTGCAGCATTCCGCATACTCGAGCGGGATGAAGGAATCGAGCCCGCCCTTGGGGAACTTACCGTCCACACGGACTCGTACCACATCGGAATCCTTGCCATACTTGGCTTCAAGCATCTCGATGTTGTCCCGGCTCGTCCGCTTTGAGTCCCTGGAGGAAACCGTCCTGGTCTTCCACCTGTCGCGGTCCTTGTTGAAGGCATCGTAGAAAACGCCCTCTGTCCGGTTAGGGTTCCCCATCAGCAGGAGCCGGTTGTCGATGCCGGTCAGCGTCCCGAGGACAGCCTCCATGATCGGATCCGTGACACCGGAGGCCTCGTCTACGATGATCAGCATGTGATCCTCGTGGAAACCCTGCATGTTCTCGGGCTTTGTCGCAGTCTTCGCAGTAGCGAACCAGCGCTCGCTGTCGCCGTTCATGTAGACCTTGGTCTTGGTCCAGGTCAGCAGGTCTTTCACCTTGGAAGACTGCAGCCACTTCGCAATCTCTGCCCAGAGGACGTCGTAAAGTTGCTGCATGGTCGGTGCTGTACAGATCACCTTGGCATAGGGCCGGCAGCAGAGGAACCAGATGCAGAGCCCCGCCTCGAGGGCCGTCTTGCCAACTCCCTGGCCGGACTTCACAGCGACCTTGGCATGATCCTGCACATCCTTCGCGGTCGCGCTCTGCCAGTCATCCGGATCCATATCGAGGACTTCCCGCAAAAAAAGAACGGGGTCCTTTGCGTATCTCATCGGCCCGTTCATTCTTCACCGCCCTTATTGTCCTTGTATCCGTCGATGATGGATTGCTTCCAGGCATTGAGGAACTCGTTATCCTGCGAGCCCGAGCCGCCAGCTTTAAGTCTTTCAGTCTCAGCGATCAGTTTGTCCGTCTTTGCCTTCTGCTCAGGAGTCGCCATGTCCATGTGAGAGGCGAGCCAGTCCAAAGCCTTCATACGGTCCGGAAGCTTGACTGTCACCCCGTCGCGCCCCTGCTTGACCTCTCCGACCAGGGTCGTATCTACATCTCGCGATTCTCTCAACCTGACCACATTCACGGTCTGCATGAGAGTTTCCTTCTCTCCGGTCTCGGGATTCGGAATCATCACAGGTCCGAACTGGGAAATAACGGGCCCTTCTTCCTGTCCCCAGCTCAGATAATCACCCATGTCAGCGAAGGCGATGTCCATGTATCGTTGAAAGATATCCTCAGGGCTGAGAAGAGCCTGCGTGTATCGCTCCTGCTTGAGGCGCTGGATCTCAGCTCTGATATTAACATTTGTTAACAGCCTTGACCCTGCTGCAATAGCTGCCGCATAGGAACAGCCGTAAGCCTTCTGATACGCCGAGGTCGCGTTGAAGGATTTCGAGAAATAAATACAAAACAGTTTTTGCTGATCGGTCAGCTCCTGATTCTTTTCGATGCGCTCAGCTGTCTTTTTCGCTCTTTTAATGGTCGGATTGGTCGGATTCTTATTGGTCGGACTTTCCGACCATTTATCCTGTCTTTTCCACTTGCTGACCAAATCTTCAGATACACCGAGCTCAGCGGCTATTTCTTTCAGTTTTTTCTGTTTACCGGAATCGAGCCATAGCTGATACGCAAGGTCTCGCTCCGGACTGCGTGCCCTCGGCATCAGCTATCACCTCGCTTAAATAAAATTGGCGGGCCCTGTGACCCGCCTGCCATTATTTGTTACGCGCTATCGGCCTGCGCGGGACAAGAAGTCCAGGCAACTGTTTAGCATCGGCGGGTAGCGAATCGCCGACAAAATGAAACACCGAGCTGTTACACTCGGTGTCCCATGGGAACATGCAAAACGCTATGCTCTCGTCTCGCAAAAGAGACGCCGTACCTGTAACAATACGGCGTCCTGATTGAAGGAGGGTAAAAATGAAAGCCCAACCGTGCATCGCTCCCCATCTCTGCACGGTACTACTTTATCACTTTTGTTTTTGGTATTTAATGGCATTTACTGGCAACTTTGCGAAATCCAATCCTTTTCCACCGGTATACGGTACTTAAGTTGCACGGAACCATCTTTGCGATGTCCTCGTAGGTATACCCATCCACAAAGTGCAGCATCAGCACCCTCCGGGCCTGGTCATGGTCTATAGCATCGATTGCAGCCGACACCTCGCGCATAACCGTGATGGCCCTTTCCTGAGCTGCTTTCCAGTCCCTGATCAGATCATCAATGCGAACGATGTAGTCTGACAGGTCATGCTCCATGTTGTGGGCCTTCGGCATATCCCCGCCTTCGTAGCTTATCCCCTTCACGCCCATCATCTCACTGCGGACGCGCTCGATCCTTCGCTCAATGTCCTTAACTTCCGCTTTTGCTGTTCTGTACCGTGAAAGATATACCGCCGCTTCCTGCTGCATCTCTTTTGCTGTCATCACTTCCCCCGAAAGAAATCTTCCCTCTCCTGCATCTGTCTTGATGTGTGCCGGCTGGCATAGAGCTTAGCCCTCTTCCGTCCTATCATAGCCACCATCTGGTCGAGAACCTGGCCTGTATACCTGTCAATGTTGCTGGAGGCGCCTGCCTCCTGGTCTGTGATCTCATGCTTTTCGCAGTATCCTGTTTCCGGGTCGCGCACCTCCAGGCAGATCAGCACACCCTCCTGCGGCGGCAGTAACCTGATCTCGACTCCGGAATCACGAACGTAAGACAAAAAATCAAACAACTTTCTCCTCCTCCCCGATCGGCCGCATAACTATGTCATAGATGTTTATCAATGTTTCCTTCCTGCAGACCTCCTGCAGCTTATCCGGATCCATGCCATACTCCCCTTCGATGTCCCGGATTTGCTGATAGATCCGGGCACACCTGTCAAAGCCAAAGCCATACTTGCGGTGCAGGGAGATCATGACTCCGCCCATCACCTGAGGGGCGATCCATTTAATCTGCTGGCGCCTCATGTAGATCCATTGCGCCTCAGACATGCGCCTCTGATTCAGGGATGCATTGAGGTACGGCAGGTCACGCCATGACTTCCCCTCGCCGTTCTGGATCTCGATGCCGGTCTCCTTATCGCACATCTCAATCATGCTGTGCATGTTGGTGGATGCGCAGTCCTGCCAGACCTCAGAGGTGATCTCAAACAGCCGTGTGATTGCCTGCTGTCGTTTACCGTGATGCCTCCAGAGCGCGATAGCGGATGCCCCGTAGATAATAAAGCACTGCTTCCGTCCTTCCTGCTCCAGGGCGTCTGTAGCCTTCCGATAGCCTGATTGGTGCTTTCTCTTTCCCACGCTTTACTCCTCTCTTCTCAAATATTCTTCTCCGCCTTCAAGATATTTCTTCCCTTCATCGGTATGACACCATTCCACATATTCCCTTCGCATATCATCGGTCAGCAGTTCAACATGCCCGAACATTAACAGAGAATAGATTTCCCGATGATACCTAAGGCACCATGTTTTGAAGCTGAGCGTCATTGTTACCATCTGATCACTCCTCTCCATAAATGCACCTTTTAGCCTCTTCGATAATGTTATCATCGATCCTTTTCATAGTTGCCATGCCTTCTCTATATCCCAAAAAGAAGCCGAAAGAAAAGAGAAATATGATACCAATAACACCAAATATTGCTGATATAATATCCATGCTCTCACTTCTCTAATATCCAATCATCGGTCTCCTCAAATGGCATTGTAGGAATCTATCCCATATCCAGACAAACGGATAACCGGAACCGTATTTAATCTTGATAGTTCTGTATTTAGGCATCGTCTTCCTCCCATAAGCTCGAGCCTTCCTCATATGCCTTTTCCCATGGATAGATATTGATACGTCCGCAGTTATCACAAATAACCTTCCTGCGCGAATACTCTACCCCGTGCAGGTGCTGTGAACCCCCACATGCTCCGCACTCGTACAACGGTGTGCCGCCGGGCGTCGCATAGTTCCCTTTAATTTCCTTCCATCGTCCGATTTTGCTCATGCTTCTTCCTCCGCTTCATCCTTGAAGTCATCACACTGTTGCCATCCGTGCCAATTCTGCCGGATGTACAGCGCTGTGTGTCCTGCCGGTTGCACAGGCCCTTTGCACTTCCCATCTTCATTCCACTTGCAATCATCGGCATCACAGTACACAATCATGCTTCATCCTCCCCGTGATACTTGCTATACGTCAAAAGGTAATCGGCAATTTCCCGGATTTCCGCATCGGAAAACATATCGACTTCTATCTGCGCTCCCAGCTCCGGAACCGGCCCAAGGGTAAGGGCCGCTCCGAGCCTCATAAGCGGTGTAGTCCCCACGGCCTTTGTGCCGTGAATCAACTTTTGTGCTACGGTAATGGGAGTGTCATTGTCTTCGATCTGAATCATGCTTTGTCCTCCTGATAAGATGCAGGGAGCGGACGCCATGCGATCACTCGCAACTTATTCCATCCGGTCTCGTGGTTGACCGTCCATGCGTCATACTGAGCAGAATAGTTGCCGATGCCGTATGTCTGATACAAGCGATTGTAATTTCCATAGCGGAAGTACTCAAACCATACAAGGACATCGGAGTAATCTTCTGGCAGTTTCTCCGTCACCAGAATCCACCTGTCCTGCTCCGCATCCTGCTTTCCTTCCTCGTATCCACACTTGTACGCAATGTCATGCAACCTGTCTGCGTAATGCTCCCAATCATCCGAAGGCGGCGTGCAGGTCTGGATCGCTTCGAGTTTTTCAATGGCGGCGATTGCTGTCTGCATGGCCTCTTTTTCCTCTTCCGCAGAAGCATAATACTCACATGAAGAACAATTTCCATCACATGAAGGGTCTGCCTTATATGCGTCTTTGCAATCCATCCACTTGTTGAATATTTCGATTGCTTTGCTGTTATCCATCCTGCTCCTCCTTACACCATTCTCCGGCTCTTATGGCTTCATCCAAGCGGGCGGCAAGCAGACCAAATGCTTCTACAGGGCTTCTCGCCTCGACAAAATAGAACATGTCCGTCATGCAGTCCCTGATGATATAGAGGCGGTTTTCTGCGTAATACCAGAGGTAGTATGCTTCGCTTAATCCGATACTCGGAAAATTATTCCATTTGAGGTCATTAGTTTGTATTGCCCGATATACCTCGTGTATGGCTTTATCAGTTTTATCCATCCTATCCCTCCATCATGGCGGCTGTTTCCTCTAACCTTCCTTTAGGGTTCACTGGACATTTAACAGCCATTCAGGATTGCGCACCTCCCTATAGACTGCACCGCCATGTCAATATTGCAAAGTTGATGCTAAGTTGATGCTAAGTTGCTTCGAAGTTGAGTCGAAGTTGTGGCTTCCTTCAACTGCTCCCTCAACTGCTCCCTCAACTGTTCGGGATTTCCGAACAACTCGCTTTAATGTCGCTTTAAGTCACTTTAAATCACCAGCGTCTAATTCCGCCTCGTATCGTGTTTTGAGATAGGCTGCCAATGTATTTCGATTAACGCCCATCTTTTTTGCAATCTGTATTTTCGGAATACCATAATCCAACAGCACTTTGATGTCTCGTGCTTTGCCAGTCAATTTAACATATCCAGACTTACGTCCTTTAGGCCTGCCAAGTACAACGCCTTCCGCTCGTTTCTTTGCGAGCGCTTCTTTCGTTCGGCGACTTATCATTTCGCGTTCAATTTCGGCAGATAATCCGAAAGCGAAAGCAAGGACTTTTGATTGGATATTGTCACCAAGCTCGTAACCATCTTTAGCTGTATACACCTTCACGTCGTTATTCATGCAGTATTCAAGTATCCGCATCACCATAAACAATGATCGTCCAAGCCTGGAGATTTCTCCCGCCAACAGCACATCACCTGGTTTTAATTTTTTGAGCAAAGCCCCAAGCTCTCTCTTTTCCGGCTCTTTCGTTCCGGAGACACCTTCATCATCAATGTATTCCGTGATTTCCAAACCAAGGCGCTTTGCAAGTTCATCAACACCGAGACGCTGATTTTCTCCATCCTGTTTTCCAGTCGATACCCTCAGGTATGCATAGACTGCCATGTCAGTTTATCCCTTCCGTCGGTTTCCATCTGATTGCGAAATGCTGTTCTGTATTCCGCATTGATTCCAGACACCCAACTCGCTCCATCTCTCAGGCTGTGATAATATCTGTTAATCAGCGTGGTTGCTTCGGCATCCGGCGTCCTCATTGCGCCGATTCCGCATATTTCAGCGGCAATCATCGTGTCTTTGTACAGTTTTTCATCAAACACAAATGGCTCTTCACCAAATGCCATACACAGAGCAAGCAACTTTGCCGCTTTATGCTTGCTCATTATTCCGAGCCCTGCATTTAATGCGGTTCTTTCCATCTCGTTCATGCGCGTCTCACTTTCCGTCATCGGTAAGGTCAATCAGCGGGCAGGCTTGCGGTCTGCTGTCCCCATCGTAAATCCACTCTTCGGGTTGGTCATCATCCATACAGTGGCACATAAGTTCGCATAGTTCCGTCCACCCTTTAGCCGGATGAGGTCTGCTCCCATACCAAGAGCATCCATCACAGCCATCCGGCATTTCTTTCATTGCTGTTATCTTAATCGCAATCATTTTGTTCCATCCTCCTCTCTTTCCAATTGTTCCTCAAACAGTTCCATGCATTTCTCACAGCCCATGTTTTCCACGATCGAACAAATAATGTAACCGTCCTGAAATCTCAATACATTTGCAAACAGACATTGTTCTGCGGTAGCGCCATTATATTCTTGAAAATCTTCGCAATCTCCTGATTCTGCCAAATAACAAATGCCGCCCCTGCACCAATGATTTTGTTCCCCTGGAAGATCCCAATTACTCCACAGTGTCCGCTCTGGCTCTGTCATGTGTAATACATGGTATGGCTCATTGATCGCCCTGTAATCATCGAAGCAATGGCCATGCGGGCACCTTTGTGACCAGTAATATAGGCAGTGTTGACAGATACATTCACCACATCCGCCTATTCTCGTTTTCATTTCTAATCGACCTCAAATAGTGCGCGGATTTCGTCAGGCGTCATTTACACGTCACTTTCCGCCCTGTGCAGGCTGTGTTCCGGATCAAAACCTTCCGGATACCGTGCGCGGAGCTTGTCGATGTTCATCTGCATGATGTCTTCAAGTGATAAACCGTATGATGTGCACCATTCCGCAATGAACCACAGCAGATCGCCGAGCTCTTTCTGTGCGTGCCGGGGATCCATCTCGTGCCCTTGGTACTGTTTCTGGTAAATGCCATGCAGCTCTCCGATCTCTGAGACCATTCCATGCAGCGCATGCATCTCTTTTTCTTTGTCTGTCAGATCGTAGTTAATGGTTCTTGCAGCTAAAAACTGATATTCATTTCCTGTCATTTTTTTAACTCCTTGATGTTGCGGTGGTCGTTTGCCATCGCTTTTTTATTCCAAAAAATCAAATAATGTCGGCATCTCTCTTTCGTTGTCAGCTGCTTCCAGGTATCCGACTCCGTCCCGGAAATAGTCCGGGTTCAACTCGCAACCAATGCCGTAACGGTTCATCTTAACCGCCGTCATCGGGACTGTCATGATGCCGCCGAACGGGTCATAAACGATCTCGCCCTCATTCGAATAGCGCTCAATGATCCTCTCCACGATGTCGATCTGCAAAGGGCAGACGTGCATCTGCAGCCTGCGGCGCTTTTGGTTGGCGTTGAGCGTGCGCATTCGGTTGATATCGTCCCAGATTTCCATCTGGTTCCAGGACGCCGGCGGGCACGCCATGAACGTAGCTGGGAGCCTGCCGTAAGCGTCCATGATCTCGTACATCTTCAAATGATCTTCAAAGCGGTACACGCTGTTTCTCGAGAATTCTTTATATACACGCCCCAACGCTCCCGGATCGATAGCTTTGAGCTCTTCTTTGTCAAGGAGCCTGTCACCCGACGACCTCCAATATGCATTAGCGTCAAGCTGCCAACGGGCGCGCGTATATTTCTCTTTATCCTTCGTTACCGGGATATCTGCATACGCATTTTTACCGTTTGTTTGTTTTTTTCGGAACAACAGGATATATTCAGGGCATCCGACACCCATCTTTGATCCGTCCTTGCACTGCTCTGTCCAGCCGAGACGATATGTCTGGTTGTTTTCCCTCACAACATCGGTCAATACAGTGATCATGCCGATGTAATAAAAGCCATGCTTTTTGTAGTGATTAATCACATCGACGTGAAATGCGTCCATCGTAGGAAATCCACATTCTGTGACATTACCGAATAGTACCCTGTCCTTTACATGAATCGCGGCGATCCGTCCAGGCTGCAATACTCTCAGGAGTTCGGGCGTAAGATAATCCATCTGCTCAAAGAAGCGCTCAAGATCCTGATTGTGTCCGAAATCGTTGTAGCTATTGGCATATTCATAATGATTCCCGAATGGTATCGACGTATGAATAAGACCGACAGAATCCGCTTTCATTGCCCTGGTATACTCTACACAGTCACTGTTTACTGCTTTGTAATGCTTTCCTTCGATCTCCACAGACTCCACCCCCATCTTTCTTTCCAGCCGCTTGAACTTATCCGTCGTATTGAGCCCATATCTTTTCACAATCTCGATCATCTTCTCAACCATGCGGTTGTGGTTTCTCCACTTCTCTTCCAGAGCCGCTTTGATCTCCCTTTCAGACTCCATGTAAATGATATCTATTACCACCTGATCCTCTTGCAGGAATCTGTAGCACCTGTGGATTGCCTGTATAAAATCATTGAATTCATAGTCGATTCCAACGAATATCTCCCTGTGACAATGTCTCTGGAAGTTGCAGCCGCTGCCTGATAGTGATTTTTTTGTAGCAAAATACTGCACTTCTCCATTTGAGAACGCAATCACGCTCCGTTCGCGTTCGTCATAATCCATGCTCCCGTATATGTCGACCGTTCCAGGAACCTGTCTTTTGATCTCTTCCCGTTCAGCTTCCCGATCATGCCATATTACAAAATGATCTTTCGGCGATTCTCTGATGATCTCGGCCGCTTTTCTGACTCTATCTTCGATCGTGTCCTTTTTGATATGTGCGGCTTCTTTTAAGCCTGCTGCCGCCTGTTCGAACAACATAATCTGTCCATCCTTGTCCATGGCTTTCCCGTATTCGATCGGCAGCTCATGCCAGTTCACCTGTAAAGGCGGCAATATATAGCCTTCGTCGGAATATTCCGGGTTGAGATCAGACGGCTTTGTGATGAACAGGGCCCATGATGAAATCCATA